CCCAAAATGCCTCAAGAAGCCTCGAACATGAGTAGGAAGGTCACAGAAGGTCACATACTGCCTGAAAAGGTCTTAGATAGGCTTACAACGGTTTTGGGTAGGGACACAGAACGCGTTTTTGGCGTTTTGACGCCTAGAATCCACACGCCGTTGAACGATTTGCCCTCACGCGGTCAGGAACTTATAGATTTGGCTACCAGCCTCAACGTTGACCTTATGGAATGGCAAAAATTCTACTTAATCCATTCCCACAAGGTAAAGCCTGACGGGCGGTGGGCTACGCCCCTAAACGTGTGCGTGGTCGCACGCCAAAACGGCAAATCGTTTTTGCAACAGATCAGAATCCTTGGTGGTCTTTTCCTATGGGAAGAACCGCTGCAAATTGGGTCGGCACACAGATTGGCGACAAGCCTTGAACAATTCCGCGCGTTGGTGTCCTTGATTGAGGCAAACGATTCTTTGGCAAAACAAGTCAAACGTATCCGCTGGGCACATGGGGCTGAAGAAATTGAGACGATCAACGGAACACGGTTCATGGTCAAGGCAGGCGGTTCAGCTGCGCGCGGTGTCTCTCGACCTGAAACGATTCACCTTGACGAATTGCGCGAAATGAATGACTTAGAGAGTTTCGCCTCATTGCGATACACCCTCATGGCCGCGCGCAACCCGCTTGTCATGGCGTACACAAACGCGGGCGATTCCAGCAGCGTTGTTTTGAACGCATTTCGGGAAAGGGCGTTGGCGAAGATCGCTGGGGCTGAAGATGAAATTGGATACTTTGAATGGTCTGCACCGACTGACGAAATCAGCGTTGAAAACGCACGGCACGCCAATCCAGCAATGGGAATCACGATTCATGAAGACAATATCAAGTCAGTTTTAAAAGACCCGCCTGACGTGGTCATGACGGAAGTTTTGTGTCGGTGGGTTGTGGCAATATCTTCCGCGGTTGATTCGGCTTCATGGGGTAATTGCTTGGACAAAGACGCAGACCTAGACCCTGAGAAATTGACGTGGTTGGCAATTGACCTTTCACCTGACAGAAAACATGGAAGTCTTGTTGCCGCCCAAAAACTAGGCGCGGAAACGTTTGTGGTCAAAATGCTGCACACGTGGGCGAATGACCTTCAATTAGACGATAAGGCCATTGCCAACGATCTTGCAGACTATGCCCGCAGGTATCCCGTCGAATACGTCCTGTATTCACGCAAAACCAGTGGCGCGGTTGCTGCGCGCCTTGCACCAGCAGGAATTCCAATTTTCGACATGGACGCGTCCTATCCGCAAAGTTGTGACGAACTTTTATCGGCAATCAACAGTGGGCGGTTGAAACATAGGGGTCAAGCACAGTTGACTGACGAAATCTTGTCAGCCGTGCAATTGAGACGTGGTGACGGTGGTTGGGTAATTGGTCGGCGGGCAAGTCAGGCAGTTGTTTGCGGTGCAGTTGCCACCGCGCTGGTCACGCACTTTGCGACACGCCCAGAGAATGATCTAGACATCATGGTGGGTTAAAGGTATAAGCCTGCCACAATTCGGGCATGGGATTTTTCGATTTGTTCACGCCACGGGTTGCAGCTGCCGTTCCAGCTGCACCCTTGGACGTTGACGCTTCACTAGCACCTTACTTTACAGAAAATAACAATTTTTATTTTTATGGGATTCAAAGTGCCAACCGCGCTGAAGCAATGAGCGTGCCAACAGTTGCACGTGCGCTTGGAATTATTCAAACCATTTCTTCATTACCAATGCATACACGAAATGAAGCCACGGGCGAAAAGGTTACACAACCGCGCGTTATCAACCAGCCTGACCCAAGAATTCCGGGTTCTACATTTTGGGCGTGGATAATTTCCGATTTGTTCTTCCATAACGCGGCTTATGGTTACGTTATGGAACGTTATGCGGACACAGGAAAAATTCGCGCAATGGAACGTGTCGCACCTGAACGTGTCTCAATTACAACAAACGCCAATGGAACAGAGATTGATTCCTATGAAATTGACGGCACACCAATTGACCCAACAAATTTAGTTGTTTTTCCAAATACGCAGGAAGGTTTGCTTGCGCGTGCAGGTCGCACAATCAAGGCCGCTGCTGCGCTTGAAAAGGCTTCAATGAATTTTGCAAATGAACCAATTCCACAAATGGTTTTGAAATCAAATGGCACATCACTGCCAGCAGATAGAGTTGCAAAACTTTTGTCTTCATGGCGTACCGCCCGAAGCAACAAATCAACCGCTTTCCTTAATGCTGACGTTACCCTGGAGACAATTGGGTATGACCCAAAGAATTTGCAGCTGAACGAAGCGCGCAATTACGTTGCCCTTGAATTATCACGCGCATGCGGTTTGCCAGCGTATTTCACTGATTCGCAGCAATCAAGTTTCACGTATTCCAACGCCTTGGACAAGAGGCGCGACCTCGTTGATTTTGCTTTCAGAAATTACATGTCCATTATTGAACAACGCTTGTCATTTGCTGATTTTACACCAGCAGGCAACAGGGTCATGTTTGATCTCGACGATTTCTTGCGTGGCAATCCTTATGAGCGCGCGCAAGTCTATGAAATCTTAAATCGTATCGGCGCAATGTCGGTCGAAGAAATACGCGAGGAAGAAGACATGCTGCTATGAAAAAAGTAATCACACCAATTGCAATCACGGCTGCTGATTCAAACAGTCGCACAATCACTGGACGCATTGTGACATTTGAGGAGACTGGAAACGCCTCAATTGGCAAAGTGCAATTTGCTGCTAATTCAATTCAACCAACTGCCGTTTTGCTTAACCTCGAACACGATCGCACACGCAGAATTGGCAAAACACTTTCAATTCAAGCAAATGAAAAAGGGATTGACGCCACTTTCAAAATTGCTAACACAACTGCGGGAACTGACGCACTTGTTGAAGCACAAGAAGGTTTGCGTGACGGTTTTAGTGTTGAAGTTTATTTTGACGAATACGAAACACTTAAAGACGGAACAGTGCGCATTTTAAAGGGTGAAATGACTGGTGTTGCATTGACGTCAGAACCAGCCATTCGTTCAGCGCGCGTTGCAGAAGTTGCCGCCACAGAAGGCGAAGAAGAAATTTCAGATTCGACAATCGAACCTGAAGCACAACCAACAGAAGGAGAAGACGAAGTGGAAGACACCGTCAAAGACGCTTCAACCGCCGAAACGGTAGAAGCCGCCCAGTCAGTAACCGCAAACGTAAATGCTGCGGTCGGTGGTTGGACAACTAAGCCACGCTTAGAGTTCACCGCCGCAAAGTATCTAGAAAACACAATCCGTGCTTCAATGGGTGACGAAAATGCCCGTCAGTACGTTGCAGCCGCTGACGACACAACAGACAACGCTGGACTTGTTCCAACACGTCAGTTGACTGAAGTTATCAACGGACTTGCAAACTCAACACGTTCAGCAATTGACGCGATTTCTCGCGGTGTATTGCCTGACGCTGGAATGTCATTTGAAATTCCAAAAATCACAACAATGCCAACAGTTGCTGAAACTTCCGAAGCAGGCACACCTTCAGAAACTGATCAGGCTTCAAGTTTCCTATCAGTAACAGTCAAAAAGTACGCAGGGCAACAAACATTCTCAGTCGAATTGCTTGACCGTACTTCACCGTTGTTTTTCAATGAGTTGTTGACAAATATGTCAGCTGCTTACGCAAAGGCAACAGACCTTGCCGTTTATACTGCACTTGCTTCAGGTGCAACCGCAGACGCAACAACATTGACAACATACCCAACTGCTTCAGAATTGCTTGGTTTTGTTTCGCGCGGTGCTGCTTCAGTTTATTCAAACACACAGGGATTTGCTCGCAACATTCTTGCAAACACATCACAATGGGCAAACCTTATGACATTGAACGATTCAGGTCGTCCAATTTACATGGCAAGCAATCCTTCAAATTCTGGTGGCGTTGTACGTCCTGACAGTATTCGTGGGAACGTCGCAGGTCTTGATTTATTTGTGACGGCCAACGTACCGTCAGCAAATGACACAGACAAAGACGATTCAATGCTAATCATCAACCCAACTGCATACACATGGTATGAATCACCAACGTATCGCCTACGCGCTGACGTTATTGCTTCAGGTCAGGTTTCAGTTTCAGTTTATGGATACGGCGCAATTGCAACCAAGATTGGTGCAGGCGCGTTTGGTATTAACAAGACCTGATAACAACTAACTAATCATGCGGCGGGTTCTCCCGATCTCGCCGCAGCAGTCGAAAGGAAACGGACATGCCAGTCATTGTCACTGCAAGTCAATTGCGCACGGTGCTTGGCGTGTCCGTTTCACTTTATTCAGACAGTTACCTTGACGAAATTATCAACACCGCTGAAGCCGTCATTTTGCCAATGCTGGTTGCAAATACTTCAGCAATCAATGCTTACAAATTAGATTCCAACGTGGCTTATTTCTACACCCAGCGCGAACATCATTTTGTGACTGGTCAATCGGTCATTGTGACTGGTTTGCCCGCACCATTCACCGCAACCCATGTCGTTGTTGATTCTTATGATTACTATTTCACCGCAGCACTCACTTCAACAAACGTGACTTTGCGCGACATAATCCCAACAGGCACGGCAACACTTTCAGGCTATTCCGCAGCTGATATTTACGCCACAAGCGCGCCAATTGAATCAGCCGTCCTTGCAGTCAGCGTTGAGGTGTTCCAATCACGCGTTGCAGCAGGCGGTCAGATTGAAGGCGTGGACTTTGCCAGTACGCCTTACAGAATGGGACGCAGTTTGACCAACCGTGTGTCCACATTGCTCATGCCATTTTTAGATGTTGAAACGGTTTGTCAATAATGCCAGCCAATGCCGTTGCCGATACCCGCGCAGCCTTAGCCACCGCCTTTTCAGCACTTTCGGCAACTTGTTATGCGTCAGTACCTGAAGCACCAATACCACCAGCAATCGTCATTGTGCCCGATTCGCCTTACATGGAAGTTGTGTTGATTGGCAAGGCTTCAACCAAAGTCAAAATCAACTTTGCAATCACTGCCATTGTTGCTTCAAATAGCAACGCTGGTTCACTAGACAATCTGGAAAAACTAATCATAGGAATTCTTGCGGCTATGCCCGCAGGATACGTTGTTGGCGTTGTTGAAAAGCCGACAGTGTTGGAAGTAGGACAATCTCCAATGCTGGTTGCTGACATAAACGTTTCGACGTACTACACACAAACTACATAAAAGGAGATAACGTGCCAACAACGATCATCACGGGTCGCGATTTAGTGTTGACGATCGCGACCGTTAACTACGACGCGCAGGCGACCAGCGTGGTTCTAAGCAATGCACCAACAGTCACGACATATCAGACACTTGACGGCAAGGCTTACAAGCACATTGACGACCAGTGGACTTTGGACGTCGAAATGCTTGCAGACTGGGGCGCGGCTTCATCACTTTGCGAAGCACTTTGGAGTGCATGGGAAAGCGCACCAAATACGACTTTGGCGGTTTCCTTAACTGCTGCAAGTGGTGCGGTCTTCACTTGCAACGTCATGCCAGTTGTTCCGTCAATTGGCGGTGCAGCACCTGACGCACAGACAGTTTCACTATCATTCGTGGTAGTAGGAAATCCAAGCGAAACGTTCTAAACCTAACAATCGGGAGACAAAATGAAACTACCAATTACAATTGAATACACCAACGGAGATCAGATAACTTACACGGCTGCACCGCCTGAGTGGGTTAAATGGGAAAAGCACACGGGCAACACCATTGCACAGGCACAGGAAAAAATCGGAATATCCGATTTGGTATTCCTTGCATATCACGCCATGAAACGTGAAGCAGCGGGCAAGCCAGTGAAACCGATTGACATTTGGACTGAAACAATTTCTGAAGTCATTGTCGGTGAAGCAAACCCAAAAGCCACCCAGTCGGAAGCCTCGCAAGAGTAGTTTGGGAATTAGCCCTAGCAACAGGGTTATCGCCCAGCGAATTCGAAGCAGCTGAAGACATTCTGACAGTGTTGGAAATCTTGGAAGGACGGGCAAATGGCAAGTGACGCAATCGCTTACGACAAGGCTGAATTGCGTGCCATTGTCCGTTCTTTTAAAGCAATGGACGAAGAAGCAACCGCCCAAGCAAAACAACAGACTTCAAAACTTGCTGATTGGGTTCGTGGAAAAATCATTGACGCAGCGGGACGTTCTAGGAATTTGCTGGACGATCGTGTGGCACAAGGTTCAAAGGTTTCCAAGTCTTCAAAGATTGGCGAAATGAGTTTTGGATTCGCTGGTCAAAAACTAAGCGGTGGCGGGACAACGCAACAACTTTGGGGCGGTGCTGAATTTGGTTCAAACCGTTTGAAACAATTCCCAGTGTGGTCGGGTCGTGAAGGTCGCGGGTCGCGTGGTTGGTTTATCTATCCGACCCTACGCAGTGCCCAACCTGAAATAGTCCGTCGCTGGGAAGAATCGTTTTCTAAGATAGTGAAGGAGTATGACTAATGGCTGGTAGTCGCACGCTCAAACTTTCCATTCTTGGTGACGTTGAC